CCACCATGATTGGTTTCCCACCTGCCTTTTGCTTTACTGTCTTCTCTTAAAGTAACATTACCAAAAACTTCTTTATACTCCTTGGTAGCCATTAAGTTACGAACCTTACTACCAAACCTTGAAGCTAGTTCTGCGTTGTGGGATACCTGCATAATTTTTTTCTTTGGATACTTTCCGATATACCAAGCGGGAAATAAATAAGATGCAAATTCTGATTTAGTATGTCTAGGAGGCATATTGATGATGAGCCTCTTTGCATCACCATCTGCTATTTTATGAAAAGCTTCAGCAATAATCTGATGGTGCCCCTTATTCTTAGGGTCCTTCCTACAAATAAAATCTTCCCACATTGACTCAACAAAAACTAAAAAATCATCTTGGCATAACTTGATCCACTCTAATTGTTTTTTAAGAATAATATCTTTTATTTCTTCTTCTGTAAGGTTTTCTATATTCATACCGTTTGGGACCCTAGTATATGAATGTATTATGCTTTGTAAACCTCTTTCGCCAAAAAACCTAGCCAGGCAACGCGAACCCTGATGGCATAAAAATTAAAAGTAGTTTTGTAAATGCTATGAGCCTTGTAATAGGTACAGGCTAGATACACCAATGGCGCGTAGTATAACGCGCCATTGTTAAGTGTTAATTATTCTGTGTTGTGTATTGCTTGAACAAGTGTACTAAACTTCTTTAGTATGTTGTCCTTGAACTCGTCAACGATTGGGTTGCCAACGTTCTCAAGTATATGCTTTTCACACTCGCCCATTAACAACTGAAACATGATTTCATAATTCAACTGTTTCTTTTGTCCATTGTCCACCACCATGTCA